GCTTATTCGGAGGAGAGGGGGCCTGAGCAGAGCCGTTAAACTGCTACCGGCTGTGTGGAGTAAATGCGAGCGAGAGTCGTGACCTTGTAAACATTTTATTGCACACGGACGAGCGAGTCTGGATGGACCGAAAAACCATCTCCAGATGCTAACTGGGAAAACAGCCCTTTATGCCTGTCGGGTTAGAACAGCCGCGTAGTCACACACCGCGGAACCTGGTGGATAACAGAAACCACCGGGGTTAGCAAGATATAGTTTTGTTCATCAGCTATACAAAGGATGAACTATCAGGGTAAGTTTCTCGGAGACACTTTGGTGTTGGAATAACACCTTAGCAAAAAATTTTCCCCACACCCCCCCCATTAAACTAATTATCTTCACTAACCGGTCAGGAACCCGAGATAGTCAACCAGACGCGCAAGCGTACGCTATCGAAAATACCCAATTGATTTTACTTGATATTTCGCACGCATTTTCAACTTACAGAACTTTACTGAGAGAACAGAAAATGTGTGACCGAGATATCGGGTACTTAGAAAAAGTGGACGAAGCAAGATTTGAAACAACCTTCAAAGGTGTGACTTTGAAGAAAATGTGTCAAATCGTGCCTAGCCACGCCAGCGACGCAGAGGCCCTGCACATGATAAAAACTAACCTAAACGGTATTTACTTGTTTTTAATAAAACATACAGTTAGCAGTTTGCTGTTGAGACGGTTCTCTAGCATTGACATTATGGTGTGGATTCACCACATAATGCCTTTTCTAGGGGATTTAACATTTATCCAACAGAAATACCGCAACCACATCAGCAGAACCATAAGAGACTATTTTCATTTAGAGTACGAGTACGACACTAACGACGACATAATGCGTAGTGAAGATTACGAGAGTGATCAGTACAACTCTGGAGATTGTAATAGACCGTTGATGTCAGTTAAGACTACTGTTCAAAAGAAATATCCAATAAGGTTCCATGGCGAGAGTTGTGAGTGTTTTAATTGTGAGAAAAATCGTGAGTTGGAAGACAACCCAGCGTATTTTCTCTTAGTTGACATATACAACCGGCACCATAAAGTACCCAAGAAGTTTGCAGCTCATTCTCAGTTGAACGGAGCCAACGGTGAGTGGACGGGATCTGATGATCTTGACCACGCGGATCGTAGGAGAAACCGGAGAGAGGCCGTGAATAGGTTACGACATGGTGTAAACGTCAATCGCGGGAGAAACAGAGGTGGATTTGGTCCAATATTATTAGCGGCGGGTTTAGTAGGAGGCGGTGTCGCTCCTGATCCAGTCGTAGAAGATCCACCAGAAGATATAAAACCACAAGCTATGGAAGATGTCGATGAAGTTAACATACCAACGTATGGTAGCGGAGATGACTCCCTTGGCTGTTGTTGGTTTTTGAGTGTAGAAATAGTAAGTAAATTAATTACTGGTTATATAATGAATTCAGCAATAGTCTCAGCCTTTTATCCACAACAATACCTACCACGATCTGATAACGATTCCACAATTGAAGTCAGGTCTAATCACGATCCTTATTCCAAAGATTGGTTTGCTAAAATCGGTTATAACAGTAGTTACACCGGTTTGATATATAAGAAGGTATATGAGTTATTATTTAGAGAGTTTGCCAGCACCAAGGGGTCTAGTTTGACAGAGAACACAGCGAGTCGCATTTTTAACGCCGCCATGGTTCATTTCGAGACCACATATCACCAAGATTCGTACTTAGACGAAGTCGTATTAACCAACACCATAAATTATTTGATAGGAAGAATTAAAATTAACAGATTAAAAGTAACCATGTGTAGTGGGTCCAGAGAAGTTGGGATAGACAGGGTGGGGTTCAATTGATGGAGCGTGATGCTGTGTAAACAGCGCGGTCTGCTCACATTTGAACTTCAAAAGTTAACATGTGAACATGTTTACGTAGCATCCGAACCGGATATGGACTTGTTTGAGGATTATTTTGGGTTAGGGTGGATGATTAGACAGAAGATTAGTGGGTTGATGCACGATGATTGCACGCCCGATTTTCACGTGAAGCAGGATGAGTATGACAAAGAGTACAGGAGTGTCTTTGGGCCGTTTTTTCCAGTAGAAACGGCCTTTTTGCCCGGTTCTGGGGCGTTAGAATACAGAACCATGATCGGGAGATTGATAGCGCAGCGGCTACCAAACGATCTTGCCAAAGACAGGAGGTTAAAAGGGAATCAGTTGAGGTTACACAGGTTGAACAGGGTGCCTTTACATAGGTTCACTCGCTATTTGGAATCTAGGATGGAGAGAAAATCGTTAGACGAAAGTTATTTCGACTGGCTATTTGCTAAACATGCTAAGAAAGCACTTAGAAAGAGAACTCATGAGGACTCGAACGATATAGGGTGTAACACCAGAGATGATAAACTTCCTGTGCAGTACAAGATGAAGAGCGATGAGTTACTCGCAGCCCACAAAAAGAGAGGAGTCGGAGACTTGGGAGCGATGCGCACGGATGCCACGGCGCACGTTTGTGGAGCAATAAAGGACGCATGGAGTGGAGTGTTTTCACACGGTAGTGTAGACGCCGAGTTTGTGACAGCACCAGATATAGATAAGTTAGGAGAGGTGTTTCAGGATTTGCTGGAGCCGCCAAAGGGGAGGATCGTGTACAAGTATTTTTCAGATGATAGCTCACTGTCTGCGTTATGCAAAGATGGAGTAGTTATGATCAATTCTGATATTTGTAAATGCGACGGTTCTCATGGACCTAGGGTGTTCCAAGCGTGTGAACAGATGTTAGCTCAAGGTTTGGGTCATGATCACACCACCTCCAAAGTTATCCGGAGAGCGTTCGGTTATTTGGGTAATAGATGCGTTTTGCGTAATAAACACCGCAAGGAGAAAGTGTTTTATAAGTTTAAGAGTAAGCGGCTTTACTCGGGTTCTGTTTTAACGACCATTATTAACAATTTTGCGAATCTAAACATAGCTCTGAGTTTAGCGTGGAGAGTTCCAGACCCCACGCTCTTGACTAAGGAAGAATTTGCGGAGCAATGTATCTTGGCAGCAGAAGACGTAGGATACATAATCAGATTGGATATATGCAAAGAGCCCGAGCAGTTACAGTTTTTGAAACATTCGCCCTCTGTGGTGGATGGCTTCGTGACAGCTTGGATGAATCTCGGCGTGTATATGAGAGGTTTCGGGACATTCAGGGGAGATTTACC